ATGAAAGTATTATTAATTGGTCTTAGTTTTCTTTTTCTTATCATAATCTTTACCGAACACATCCTTCGGTTTTACTTTCTGATAACGTTCCACTCTATCTGGAACTTTATGCTGAGTCGTGTCGCACACTCCCGGAGAACACTCTTTCATTTTAACCTCTGGTTTCGCTTTCTTCTTTCCCGTGTATGGCATTTTTTAATTTTATCATAGAAAATAAAATAGTAGGTATTAATATAAATTATGAGTCTAATTGTCGCTACAAGCAAGTTGAATGAGAACAGCGTCCCATTAGATAATGAGAAACCGAGTTCTTTTACGAACTTTTTTCGGTCTCCCATTATTATTGAACCGAACTCAGAGATAGCGGTTGAGAGTGTTAAAATAGAACGAAGCGGTAATATTACTATTAATGAAAATGATTTTTTCTGTCATTACTGGGGTGCTGACCCCGATACATTTTCAGGAGTTTTCGGTGCTGATAGGTATGATTATTTAGCATCCTTCTCCCGAACTATCGCATTGGATAGGGGAACTTATACCTTAGATAGTTATATCGGTCATTTACAGAATAGAATAAATGGTCAGTATGCTGACCCTCGTATCTATAATAATTCCGCAGTCGCTCTCCATACGAACGCTTCAGGATTAGAACTTGGTCTCTCTATGACTTTTACCGATAGGGGTTCAGCCTCGGGCACAGATGTAAAAACCCAGTTGGTAGCACACGACCTCTTTAATATCGCTAACCCATCTGAGTTAGAGACAGGGACAGTTGCTCCAAGTGATAATTACACTTGGACTCCCGGGACTGGTGTCCTCTTACACACAGGGACTACATTAACCACTATTAGAGACTCTCGTTCAGTCGCACAACTCACTGGGAGACCCTTCGGTCTCAATGAGGGACGATTTGATATTACAATTAAACCTGCTTCAGCACAACCCTTCGCTGTAGGACTTTCTCGCCCTCAGGTTCAGTGGGAAACATATGAAAGCGAGCAAGAACTTAATGTTGAGGACAGAAACATTCAGTATATTGATAGAAATACTGGATATAACGAGTATGATGATACGAGAATTCTGGATTACACAGACGAACAGACCGAAGAGGATATTACTGGTCCTATTGAGTTATATGACTATGTATTTATTAAAGACGATGATGGTAATGTCACTATCGCCCATCGTGTCTTTGATACAGAAGATGAGGGTGATTCAGGGCAAGTCTCCAGACTTCAGGAGATAGATTACTGGACGAATGGCACTGATGTCGGACCGACTAAATTAACATATACCGCTTTCAATGGGTCTTGGGATGGTATTCGGTTTCAGGCAGTTGGAGATGAAATAGAACTTTATTTCAAGCGAAATGCCACGACTGTTTATGATAAGATTGTTTCATCTACACTCTCCACGACAGTCAAGCAGGTATTCAATCCTATTGGAGACACCTCCTATGCTCTTTATCCTACAATCCACTTAGGAACTGGCTCAGTCACCATAACGAAATACGAGTCTAATTATGATAATGATAATACCTATACGTTTCCCACTTATGTTGCTGGTGAAATTGGAGGATACACTCCGGGGAGTGATATGTTTTCTAATGAGTCTGTGTTCGCCTTTGATGGTCTTGAACCACAGAGAATCCATTATATCTCTGGGAGAGAACTCGCTTCAAGTGGGAACGCTCAGGCGGTGCGACAAGCAGATTCTTCTGTATATAAACAAGCAAGTTGGGGATTAACGGATTATGGTATTACAGATTATCAGTATGTAGGACTCAATACTGCTGATGGTGTGGATTGGAAACATATCCTTACAATTAATAAAATGGATGCTGACAATGACTATTATACTCTTCTCCCCGCTCAGGAGTGGCCGAATATGGGAGGAAGACTCGGTTTCAATGATAGGGCAGATATCGCATCTACCTCTGATGAAGGTTATGTCAGTGGAGACGATACTCTTGCGGTAGTATTTACATCTCCATCAGAACTGGTAAAAACCGCAATCAGTTCGTTTATAAGACTTCCTGGTCTCACCCATAAGTCTTTCAATGGGGCTCAGTCAAGTCTCTCTAAGATCGTATATCAAGTCCCTCAATTTACCAGCGATGGAAGACAATTCGGTGCTATGTATTTTGCTCCGGGTGAAAAGACTTATATCTCTCTCCACAATCCATCACAGATAATGCTGAACTCTCTACAAGTCCAGATTGTAGATTCTTATGAAAAAGAAATTAACTCTCTCACGGGAACAACTCAGGTGGTCTTTCATATCAGGAGACGCAGATAAATTATGAGTCCTTAATCATTCTTTAATCATATTTAATCATTTTTTAAAAACAATTTATTTATAATATAATCTAATATACTATATTATAAATGACAGATTATCTCGCTGATGTTGTTATGCCTCCCGAACCCGAGCCTGAAAGACCTCTTCCACTTACAGATGAAGTTATACAAGAGCAATTGGATATTGAGGAAAGAGAACAAGCAGAGATAGAGATAGATGATGATATCCCTGAACCTGTTAGAAAACCTAAAATACCTCAGGATGAAATGTTTGAACCACCAAGAGTTAAAACAATCTTAGACCCTGAACGACCTCCTCAACCCGAAAAGGTGAAAAAGACTCGGAGGAAAAGAGGTCCTGCCACTCCCGAACAATTAGAGATTTTAGCGAGAGGAAGAGCGAAAGCAGCAGAAAATAGACTCATTAAAAAGAAACTGAAAGAAGAACAGAAGGCGAAAGAAAACGAAGATAAAGAACTCGTTGAGAAATACAGAGAAAGAGAAAGACAGAAATTAAAGAAACAATTAGAGACTCCTATTGAAGAAGAAATCCGTGGGAAACCTCAGATAATTGAAAAGGAAAAGATTGTTGAGAAAGGATATAGTCAGGCTCAGTTAGATGAAGCAGTCCAGAGAGCAGTAGAGCAGTCAGTTAATAGGGTGGAGACACTCAGGAAACAGAGGAAGGAAGAAAAGAAAAAGCAAGAGGCGAAAGCACGACACGATGCTGAGGTCTTTAAGGAAGTTAATAGAGCATTGAAAACTTCAGCGTGGGATCATTGTTTCATTTAAATAAAAATAAATTTGATTGATAATTTGGTATAATATTAATAAAGTTTGAAATGAGTGGTTTAAGCAAGGAGAGAATCTTATACTTACAGAAGGTCGTTAAAAAAGAGGTCGTTCAGTGTCCTCCAGAAAAGAAGTTAATGAAAAGAAAGCAAGGGAGATATTGGTATTTAGAAAAACAAGAGCGTATGGATTGGGGGAGATGGGTGAATTATGTTAATAGTAAAAATGAAGAACTATCAATTAAGTATAAAGTAGGAAAAAATCATTTTGATTATTGGGATAACCCTCGGTCTATGTTTATGGATGAGATGGAGATCCGTAAGAAGTATTACAGAAGCGAGCAATTTAAATAATTCATTATAAAAATAAATTATCTACTATATAAATAAAATGGAAGGAAATGTTCCCGTTGTTGTCCCAGTGAAAGACCCCGACCCAGTCCCGAGCCATCATTCTCCTCTTCATCCGCACCTCCCGCAAGTGGATGGATTCGGTGGAGGAGCATTAGTTCTTTTAGTGTCTCCGGTCCGCACAGGGAAGAGCACACTCATCAGCAATATGCTACTGAACGATAAATTTTATGATGCTCAGGATAGATTTGATAATACAACCATTATCAGTAATACAATTGCTAATGATATCACCTCACGATTTTTAAGAAAAGCATTTGATACGTTTGATGCCTATGATGATAGTATCATTAATGGGATTGTAGAACAACAGAAGAGTTATGATAAGGAAGACCAACCCGAGATTGCTGTCGTATTAGATGATTGCCTCGGGTCAATCCGTAGGGAGGCGAAAATCAATCATTTAGCGAGCCGGTTCCGTCATTTCAATATTAAGTTGCTAATTATCTCCAGTCAGAACTTTCGTGCTTGTTCTCCTATCATTAGACAGAATGCGACCAATGTAATTGTAGGAAGTCCTTTTCCTAACCAGAAGGAACTTGGAAAGATGGCAGAGGAATATGGAGACGTGTTCGGGGGAGCAGATAACTGGTTAAAGATATACGCTCTGGCGACCCCTAATAGATATGATTTCCTTCATATGAGTTTTCAGGACAATCCTCCCCGAGCCTATCGCAATTTTGAGACTCTTATCGCTGAAGGTTCTAACATTTTAAATTCTCCTGAGTAAATTATTTTATTTGTATCATTTATAATTATGAGCGATTTCTATGGAGGGCACTCGGCAGCATTTTCTATTCAGAATCAGTTGGGACAACACGCAGCAGATATTAATGAGTTAAGGTCTAATGGTTTTAAGACTCAGAGTATAGCATTCAAGACATTAGACCATCAGGAACAAGATAAAGTGGATGAGGATGTTAAAAGTGATGTGGAATCTGATATCACGAAAGTTGATAAAGTCTATGGGACTGGGAAAGCGATTGGGGGAGCATTAGGAGCATTCAGTCGTGGGACAGCAAGAGGTCTCCAACAGGCGGCGGCAGCGAGAGGAGGTCTTTCGGCAGGTGAAGCGACTCTGGGGTCAGGGAAAGTAATAACCAACTTATCTGCGGCAGATGTAGGGACTTCTATTGCTCGGGGTGGGAGAGGTGCTTTTGCTACATTATCAGAAGCCGGACAAGGGGCGAAACTATTCGGTGAGGGAGCAACAGCAGCGAAAGATCTTACTGGTGTTGAAGGAATTGCTGCGGCCGGAATACTGAAGGCGGGAGGAGGTGAAGCATTTGCTAAAATTGGTGCGAAAGGTTTAGGAGCAGTTGGGACTGGTCTCGCTGCTTATCAGGATATAGATAATTTCGTGGAAACTGGAAATGTATTTAATACAAGAGATGCCGCAGGAAATGTGGTAAAACAGAATCTCGGGGTAGATGTAGGAAATGTTGCGACACTTGTCGGTGGAGCGTTAGATGTCGCCGCTGCTTTTACTGGAGGAGCTCTTGCTCCTGTCGCTGCTGCCGTTAATTTGTTCGCTGCGGTTGATTCTACTATCGCTGGTGTAGAACAAGACAAGCAAGAAAAGAAGCAGGACGAGGCAGGTATGAAACCCGGAGCCGCTCCTCCTCAGGCAGCACCTCAGGCATTCGCCCAGTATGGTATTCTCGCATCACAGAATCATAATCCTCTCAATCATATCGGTTAAAAAATTTGATTGAAAGCATAAAATTTGATTGTAGATTAGAAAAGAAACAATAACACACACGAACAGGTGATACAATGGAAGCAGAGAACGCTCAACTGAAGAACGAGAACCAGTTCTACCTCAGGAAGATGAAGAAGATGCGGAAGAAGATGAAGGAGATGGAAGAAGAGTCCAAGGTGGATAAGGAGTTTCAAGAGGAGGTCATTCAGGAGAACAAGAAACTGGAAGAAGACCTTCTATACTATCGGTTCTATGCCTACACCCTTGACAGGAGTGGAGATTGCGACCTGACGAAAGAAGATGTAGATTATTTCATAGATGACGAAGCCAAGCGGAAGACTCTCTATGAGAGAATAGGATACGAACAAGAAGATTATAAATCGTTCGGGGTGATGTTTGTGGAGAAGGAAGACGAGGATGAAGACGATATAGATTTCTTTGATACAGAGGAAGAAGCACAGAAATTGTGTGATAGTATTATCTCCAGTAATAAGACCTCCTCCCATCCTTACCCAGAAGGGAAACTGATATTGTTTCGCTCTGATACATATAATCCTGATTATGACAACGAGAACACAATCCCGATTGTTAGGGAACTGAATATTGGTAAATAAATCATTTAATCCCCTCTTCTCACACAACTAAATTTTTATGTAGAAAAATTTGATTGTTGGTAAAAATTTGATTGTATTATACAAGAACACGTAATAGAAAAGGAAAGAAAAGAACAGAAAAGAAACAATGCCCGGCACTGAAATGATTATGGGAATGGAAGAGGTCGTCCAGCACATCAGGGAGTTGGAGATGAGGGAGGAGAACCTCAAGGAGGCACTCGCCCAGAAGTTCTACAAGCACTACGACGAGATGAACTACGACAAGTTAAATATCGCCCGAACAGTCGGCCCCGACCTCGGGAGGATGATAGACCACCTGATGGCAGAGAACAAGAGACTCCAAGAGGAGAAGGATGATTATGATGCGATGATGATTGATGCGGAGGCAGTGGAGCAGGGGAAGGATAACAGGATAGAATCTCTGGAAGAAGAGAACAAGAAACTGAAGGAGGAGTTGGAGAGCATCCAACCCGATGGTAGATGTTTGCTGTATGAAGTGGATAAGTTGGGATTGATGGTGGATGATGAGCGGGAGGAGAACAGGGAACTGAAGGAGGAGAACCAGAAGTTGAAGGAGCAGTTGGAACAGGCGAAGGAGACAGCATATCATATGGGAGTAGATATCTTCGGCGACTTTGATAGAGAAGAACCAGACTCACCCTAAATTAAATCTCTTCTTATAACTTGCTATATTCTCCCGACGACTTGTAGAATTTCCCCATAGTATATAATAGGATAGATATCCCGCCCTCGTATAGTCTCCAGTAGAAAGATCTTTTTTATGGCGACTCCGATATCTTTTTCTCTGTTCTTTGTCTTTCGTAAGAGTATAGTCATCCATCCCAGCGGCTCCGAAATGTGTCGTTTTCGTTCTCCCATTGTCTTTTGTAAAAACTGCCATAAGTTTCTTTCCCGCTTTATCGCTTTTTTTAATGACAACTGAAACCATTATAATCTATTTATATTTTTTAAAATGTCTCCAGAAATAAAATATTTATGAAACTATAATAATGAACCAGCATTTAGAGATTGTCCCGAGTAATATTACGAGCGATGGAAAGTTGTCATACAAGAACGGACAACCGACCGTTCAGTTGCTTATTGGAGCACAGGAGAGATTTATTGTCCCGGGAAGTGTAAGACTTGTGGGAGAATTTACGGTGAAAAAGAACAATACAATCATTCCCTTAGAGAGTGATGGTATCCGTATGAATGAGCGTCTGGGTGTCTATTCTGTTATTGATACTCTTTCAATCTTTTCTCAGAGGTCGTCTCAGACCATAGAGACAATTAACCATCACAATCGTATGATGAGTTCCTACCTCAGCGTCACTCAGTCTCAGGCGGATTTCGCCTGCCACTCATATGAAACTGCTCTTCGTTTCCCTAACTACAAGGCTCAGCAGTTAGGAGTCATTACCAACACTCAGGGAGCGAACGCATCGGGTGGAGACTCTCCTAACTCTTTCTGTATCCCCCTTGTCAGTGGTCTATTTTTAGGTCAAGACCCTATTCCTCTATCTAATGACTGGGGTGTTGGAGGACTTATGATTGAGATTCAGTTGTCTCCAGACCAGAATGTTTTATTTTCAACTGATAATACTGATACTACTCTCCTTGACGCTTATTATGAACTATCTAATGTTCGCCTCATCTGTGAGGTTCAGAACCCAGGACAAGATTTCCAACCCCAGAGCACGAACACTTTTGTCTATAATTCTATCTCTTCTTACTACAATACAATTAACTCTGCTAATGCTGTCCTCAATTTCAATCTCGGTCTAAAGTCAGTCCTCGGTGCTTTTATGAACGTAGTCCCCGCAGGACACATTAACTCTTGGACTCGGGATGGCCTCGCCACCTTAGGATTCTCTAACAGCGACGGGACGAAGGCACAGATAGAGCAACTTGTTTTCACCCGAGCGGGTCAGCGTGTTCCATTAGAATACAATATTGATAGTCTCCAGAAGACAGTCGCTGGTCGGAACAATGAGACCGCTGATGCTCAGATATGCCGAAACTATATGAATGCGGTTCAGAACTTTGCTAAAATCGCACGAACTTCAGTAGAACCATCAGTCTATCGCAACATAGATTACGGGACTAATTTCGCTAATGCTAAAATTATCGCGAATGGTGGAGATGCTTTCGGTATCGGTGTCGCATATGACTCTATCAGTAATCAGGGATTAGATTTCAGCACGACTCCTTTTGGAGTCCAACTCCAACTCCGCCTGACTTCAGACCATCCTAATGCTATTTTCTTGTTCGTCCATTCTCGCCAGACAATTGTCAGTGCTGGAGGAAGCATTCAAGTCCTGAAGTAAATCTTTTTAATTTATTTATTTAAAATAATTTTCTTATTTATTATTATAAAAATGGAAGGAAAGTATTCAGAGGAGACAGCGACAGCACCAGCACCAGCACCAGAACCAGCACCAGAACCAGCGAAGAAGAAGCGTGAGGGAGTTAAGATGACAGATAAGCAGAAGGCAGATCTCAAGAGGTTTATGGATAAGAAAAAGAAGGATGGAATGAGTCCATCAGATATGAAGTCCGTCCGTATGAAGATGATGGGTCGTATGAGGAAGGGAATGTCAGTTAATAAGGCAGCGAAAGATATCGCATAAATCCATATTTTAAATTTTATCTTTTATTTTTTTATTTGTTTCTGTTATAAATATGAGTATGACAGACGCATCAGAGCCACAAGTATCCCAGATTCCAGACCTGATTAAGATCGGCAGTGTAGCGACAGATACCGCCATAAATTTACAGACAGATATCTTAGACCCAGTCATTTTCAGTGAGCGTGAGGCACGATTCGTTTTAGATAACAAGGGAATCCTTCATTCTAATTCTCGCATTACATTCTCCACAGATGGTCTTGCTTACACTGCTGATGAGGGGAGAGCATTCTTTCCAGCAGGTATAGGAGTTCATTCTCTCATCCAGCGAGCCGCTCTCCGCGTAGGAACGAAAACAATCTGCGAGATTGAGGATTACAACCATTTCTCGGCATATGAAACGACTTTCTTGCCTCCGGATGCTATTAAGGAGCGTGAGGGAGTTATGAGCGGTCGTATGATGACAATTGCTCCCACTATAACTCCTCGGGGTTATCCTTTCCAGAATGCCTCTAACTCGGCATCTCTCACGGAATCTCTAACAGAATCTAAATCCATCCAAGTAGATAATGGGACTGATGTCACTCTGGCAGATGTATCTTCTACCTATTGGAAACCTATTAAGCAGACCACTCTCCCCGACCCTTCTCGGGTGATATTTGACTACCAGAAGGAGAGCAATAAACCGACCTATTCAGTTCTTCTCGCTGACCTATTTCCTTTCCTAAAGACCAATCAACTTCCGCTCTTTATGATGTCAGAGCAGGTCAGTATCCATTTAACATTCCAAGAGCGAAGGTCTAATAATGAGTCAGACCGCATTTGCCATAGTTCTACGGGAGCTCTTGCCAAGGATGTGGCTCTTGTTCGTGGAGACTGCCAGATGATCGCTGATTATATCTTTTATCCCCAGGATTTAATGGAGCAGTATCGTCAGGCGAATGCTAATATGTCATTCTCGTATGTAGATTATCAGTTTGTAAAGAGGACTGTTTCAGTTGCTGAATATTCTGCGGGACTTATCCAGAATATCGGTGGTGCGGGACGAATTGTTAATAAGGTCTTTGTAGCGGCTCAGGGCACCGCTCAGCGTCAGGATAGTCTTCTTAATAAGTATGTCGCTGATGGTCCTGGCATTACGGGAACCACTACGGGCAAGGTCACCACTAACCTAAAATACAATGACAATTTCCTTTACCCGATTGATGTCAGCAATGATGCTCGTCATTATCATAATGTCTTCCAGAGTGAGGGTCGTGTCCCCTACATCTCTCGGGACTTATATCGCGGTGAGGGTCAATTAACTATTGATAACACTAATAAGGATAAACCCGGAGCTTCATTTGAAGGATATCCTGCCACTGATAATCTCCGCCAGAAGTTCTTTTACACTGCCTATCGTCTCAATAAGGGTGAGCGAGTTAATAGTCGGGGCATTGAACTCTATGATACCCGAACCACTCTCACCCAAGCGACAACTCTCCGTGTCTGGCTTCAGGTAATGAGAGTCGCTTCACTGAGGGATGGGATGTTCTCTATGGCATATGCTTAATTTAAATTCTTATCATAATATTATTTTTATCTACTTCTATTATAAAATGTCTCAAGGTTTTACTAAGACTACAATAATAGAATGTCCCCGATCACAGAGCGATGAGGCAATTGGAAATAATAATAGTAATCCTTCTAAATGGACGAACAGAGTCGGCGATGGAATTCATTTGAAACCAGGGGATACTATATCAGTTCATTCATCATATATCAGTGAAATAGGAGCAGAAGCAGGTCAGATACAGATTAAAGGAAAAAGTCTCAATGCTTCAGTGGAAGTGGAAACGACCATATTTGATAAACTACTTTATCAGGACGACCTCCCTTCTAAATACACACTTATTAATGCTTCTAACCAGAAACAATACATAGATATCAGGGATGATACATTCAATATAATTGTCTCTCCTTATAAATGTGCGAATGGAGAGTATTACTCTCACCTTCCCCGAAGGTGGAATGGAAGTGGGATAACTCTCAATTGGAAGACGAATCATTCAAGAGATGTCACTCCCGTGGATGGAGATATCGGTCAGACTATCCTTCCTCCTCCACCTTTAAACAGATGTAAAGCAGATATTAATACTAAATATTGGGGGTATAATTCAGGAGTCGCTCACACAAGATACAGAGTGGATGGTATCAATGATGGAAGTCGTTATACTCTTTTCACCAGAAGACAGACTTATTATGGAAATCCTAACAATCCTACAATACAATTAACTGGTGAGGGAAAAGGGGGGTCTGATATCATTAAATTTACCCACGGAGCAACAACCGCTGACCTAATCGTCGGGATGGAGTTAATAGCACAGAGTCCTACAACCTGTTTTTTATCTACTCCTACAATTGTCTCAATAGATAGTCTTACTGAAATTACTATGAGTGCGACTGCTATCGCTAATTCTAACACTCATAATCTATTTACATTTCAATTACCAGCGACTTCTTCAGACCAGTTTCTTCCACCGACAACCGCTAATAGTTCTTTTATTGCCGAAACCTGTGAGAGTGCGAGAGACCCTGCTCTATGGGGTGATTACATTCAGGTGAAAAATCTAATTTCAGTCAAGGCGAATCCGGGATATAATTCTCCAACAGATTTAGCAGACCAACTCACTCAGGAGATTAATGAGCGTTCAGATTTACATAAATTTCAATATGATACAACTGCCACAACTCCCACATTTACGAGAAGAGAAACATTTACAGTCAGTTCAGAGACACCAGCATATAAACTATATAATTGTGCGACTGCTTCTAATTTCTCTAAAGCAGACAATGCGGAATGGATAAAGACTGATGGAAGTTGGAATGTGGATGACGCATATCATTATTTATCTTCTTTTCAGACAATCGGTATCAAGAGACCTGAATTATATACAACTGGATTAAAGGTAAATGGGTCATTAATCAACGGGTCTTCTTATCTGGATGGATACATTGGGGAAAGAAATGGATTAGGACTAAGCAGATATTTTCCTATGGGTAAAGGCGAGTCTATTCTTATCACTGATACAGACTGGACGAAAGAGAATATTTTAAGGTTTAAGGATTTCTTTGAGGCTCAGGCGACTTATCCTGAACTCTTTGATTATACTCAGAGTGGATTTCAGTGTGGGATTGATGAGACAAGATTCCTTCATTTGAATTTATATGATAATGGGAATGGTTCGTTTGAAGTCCCTGCGGTTGGAGGAGTGAGAGAATGGAATCTGGGGAGTAATATTCGGGATATTAAATGTCCCTTCCTGGGATATGATTTATATAATTCTACTATATCAGCATCCCAGACTTCATTTCCAATCTTTATAGATTACAATCCTAATACAAGAGAACTTACAGAAAACGATGTCGGTTATACAGATAGAGGATTTAATTATTTTTATGATGGATTAGAACCCGACTATAATGATTTAGCATATGGTTTCGCCAGAAAAATTAGAACTCTTAACGTATTAGGAGAGGAAAAATATTATATTGGATTTCAATTTACAAGAACAGGAAATAAAATTCCAGACCATTTCTTTCACACGAACGCATCCGCTCATCCCGGAGAACCAACAGAAGTCCTTGGAGTGGGACAGAGACAATATGGTTTTGACTGGCATTTCACCGCTTATGGGACAGCAGCAATGATTCTTTATAATGGAAATTCTAATACTTATGGGTCTAATTTCGCCTCCACTGTCGGCAGTTCTATATGGACTAAAATATATAGATTCGCTCAGGCAACCGCCGACAAGGTATATGATTTAGACCCTTATCAGTTCGCGATGTATGTGGGAGCAGATAGTCCTATTATTAATTATAGTCAAGACCAACAGAGGTTTCAGATACAGAGTCTTCATTCTGCTGAAGTAGTAGGAAACATTCAAGATGCTTCTTATGTCCGTCCCACAGGGACAGCACCCTCTGATCCTAATGGTGGAGATCCTTGTGCTAAAATTAATAAAAGACTTCTTAAATGGAATTATAATCCTGATATGGCTCCTTACACAGATGATTTTACTGGTTCATACACAGGAGGCTCTGATAATTCATATATCAGTCATAATGTGGCGATTGAACCCTATACGATAATGGACGCTCAGAGTGGATTATTTATAGAGGACTGGATTGTCCCTGAGGAGTTATGGGATGAAAGTCTTATCGGTATTATGGGTTTCAGATACAATCAGTTTCATAATCCTGATTCTACATCCTCCAGACAAGTAAGATTAAAAGCACACGGAGCGAATGCTGACCTCCATAATGTTAATATATTAACGACCAATGCTGATGTAGGAGAGGGAGATTTAATTGAATTCCAACAGAATCCTCTGGCAGTCGGTATGTTTAGTCCCGTGCTCCCAGTCGCCACGCAACCCGGAGGACCTGGATTTACTCATCCGGGGAGATATATCACCCCAGCAATTACAATCTCTCCAGTTCAATCAGTTAATATAACTGCTGAAAGACTTCCTACTAAAACTCTTCGTCCATACTATACAATCCGGTCAGATATCATAGCAGAACCTAATAGAGTATTAGGAGGTCTTACAAGTGGGATTACGATGCCGATAGTCGCGATAACCAATAAGGCGAATCCTTATGGGGATTTCCTGAATGGATTTCAGGGGCAGATGACTTTTACCAATACGATAGATAGAGTTATCACCAGAATAAGATGTAGTATCCACGAGCCTGATGGGTCAGCGGCCAGATGCGACTTAAATTCAGCAGTCATATTTAGGATAGACCAGCAAGTTAATGCTAATATGGATGTTGTCGGTGATTTATTACAGAGTAAAAAGAAAAGCGACCAGATTGAAGCAGAGGAGGCAGAAGATCCTCAATTACAATTCCAGAATGTAAAATATAATGCTAAAGATTTATTTCAATAGTTTTTTCGGTATGTGGTCTGAACGACCTCTTTTACGATTTACTCTTAACATAAAAAATCTAAATAGTATTAAATGGATATTGAAGAACTAATCAAGATTGGTAAATATCTGGAAGAAATGGATAAACCTGAATGGGCTCTTATCATACAGAGAATTATTATGGATGAAATAGAGACAACAATCGCGGATGATGATATAGATTATAGCGATAGTGAGGGAGATGCTATTGATGAAGGAGTTCCTGAGGTTCAGGTGGATGAAAGAGGGTTTTACTCTCTACGCTGACCGAGCCTCCTAATGTAAAGTCGTCTCATCGCCATCTGGAGAGAAAACATAGGAGGATATCCATCACCCTTCGGAGCATACTTGAAATGACCTCTGTGGTGTTGGAGAGCAACAAGGTGAGAGTTCAGGGTCAGCAACTCATTGAGATTTCTTCTCCTGAGGTTATCCTTCTTCTCCAAGTCAAGTTTCAGC